GTCCTTTCCCTCCGTTCTTTCTTTCGGCTTCCAATACCTCGAATTCCGCGAAGGTGTTGAACTTGGTTACGGTGTCGAAGGCTACCGTCTTGAAGGAATGATTTTCCGTCAAAAGCGCGTTCGCCGCCTCCATGACATCGCCGGTACTTTTCGCGACCGGGAACATGGCAACGTCGCCACGGGATTCGATCGATTTCGAGCCGTCCTCGGCGCGAACCATTACCAATCCGGGGAAGTATGAGGCAAGTGTCGTTTTACCGATACCGCCCTCCCCGCAAATGGTCATTATTAATGGCCGCCGTTCCGGGGCGGTCAAGGAAGAAAGAGATATCATTAATCACCATCCTTGTTGTTTTCTATCGGCTCCCAAAGATGACAAGCGCCGTCTTTGGGCAACCTTAAATATTGTCCGCTGTATGCGCCTGATTGGTGATTGGCCATATTTCCGCAAACATCGTTATCGGTGTTCTTTATGGGAGTGTTACCAGAATAGTGTTTGCAAGTATTGCATGATATGTCTTCATCATACAAAAAGTTTCTAAAACCAATTCCAGTCATTCAACATCCTCGATTGTTTGAAGTGCTTCCGTGCCGAACGCGTAATTGATTTTTGCGCGGGCAACGGGTCTGTATTGTGGCGGGTTTGCCCGGAGCGCGTCGAAACACGCACGGCATAACCCGGAATTCTCAGTTACCAAAAAAGTACCACCCTGCCCCGCATCCATGGTGAAATTATCAGAAAAAGGGACAATTTCGGCCAAGCATCCGGCGCAAAGTTCTTTTGCCTGGACGCGGTCGTATTGATCCTTGTCGATAATTTTGCTCCACGGTGTCGGGGCTTCATAGGGAATTAAGGGACTTACGGCGCTACGGTCGTACAATGCCTCATCTGCGGTTCTATTCATTTCTGAATCTCCTTTCTACTCTCAAACTAAAGTCAGTATAGCGCCGGTATTTTTTTATGTCAAGCGAAAAATTAAAAATAATTTTTATGGGTTGACGCATACGGTTTTGTACTGTAATATACAGAAAGACACGAAAGGAGGCCTTGAATGGCTTGTATTTATACCCTTGAAGAAATAAGGGACAAACTGAAGGATCGGAAAGTATCCGTTGTTTGTAAACGATTAAACCTGAGCCGTCAGGCCGTTTACAATATTCTGAATGGCGCGAATGTTTCTTTTGAGACATATCAGAAACTCGTCAATTATTTATTCCCGGACGGTGATAAATGAAAGAATCTTATTTTGATGGTTTTGAAGTTGTTCAAGATACGCAAGGGGAACAACTTGAAATAAGAATTGTAAAAACAAACGATTCTACTTGCGCGGCATTATATGAAAACGAAAACGGAGAAATATGTATTTTCCCGAATAAAAATGAAGAGCTTATGCTTGTTCGTGGTGCTTTTTTGGCTGTTGTAAACATTATAGACAAACACATAAACGCTAAATAAAGGGACGCTATGACAAATCTTGAAGCTGCAATGGATTACGCCGCACACGGATGGCAAGTTATACCCCTTCACACGCCAATGGATAATGGGAAATGCTCATGTAATCATGATGATTGCAAGAGTATCGGCAAACACCCGCGAGTTCCCGCCGGACTAAAAGAAGCAACGGACGATCCTGAAAAGATAAAATATTGGTGGGGAATGTGGCCTCGAGCTAATATTGGCGTGCGTACTGGTCCGGAATCGGGAATCATTGTCATAGATATCGATGACGAAGCCCTCGCGAAAGAGGCGATTGGTGACAAGGAAATGCCGGAAACACTCATGCAGGAAACCGGGTCGGGCGGTAAACACTTGATTTTCGCGTATCCTGGAAAACCGGTCAAATCTGGAACAAAGATTATCCCCGGTGTCGACTCGCGGGCGGATGGCGGGTATATCGTCGTCCCGCCGTCACTTCATAAATCTGGCCGTAATTATGAATGGCTTAATTCCTTCGATCCTGCCCCCGCCCCCTCTTGGTGGGTCGAGCTCATTGACAAGGCGACGGCTCCGATCCATACGGCGCGGACAGATAACCCGGAAGGATCCGCGATTTTTGAGGGGTCCCGAAATGCGTCCTTGACGTCGGTAGGTGGGTCCTTGCGAAAATTGGGTTTCGGATACGATGAAATTCTCGCCTCGCTTTTAAAGCGCAATGAATCAGCCTGTCGTCCTCCCCTCGATGAAAAAGAAGTCGAAATAATAGCCCGGTCCGTTTCCGGGTACGCAATAAAGACACCTGAAGAGGAAGCGCTCGAAAATGCAGGGGCGCTGATTGCTGACCGATTATGGAATGGAGAACAAAAGAAACGGGCAGAAATTATTATTGCATCAAAAGTAACGGCTGCCGGACCCGCCCCGGAAGGACTCGTTCCGAACGAAGGGCTTTTGCGCGATGTATACGAATACGTCATGTCGATATCCCGGAAGGAACAGCCGCTTGCAGCTATCGGCGCTGCGATCTCGATAGTTTCAACGCTCATGAATCGGAAGTATTCTTCTTATACCAATCTACGGGCGAACGTGTTTATTGCGACACTGATACCTTCAGGGCAGGGAAAAGATGTCGTTATCGGCGTAATTCCTGACCTTTTGATCCGTGCCGGAGCGGAACAGTTTGTCGGCGGCGAGCCGGTTTCCGGTACGGCGATAATCTCGGCGCTTTCTGAAGTTCCCGTCCGATGCTACGCGCTCGACGAATACGGTCGCTATTTGGCCGGCGTAAACAATAAAAACGCGAACCCGAACAAGGTCGAAATCGGTGACGTTCTTACTAAAATATGGTCATGTTCGAATAAACCGTATACAGGAAAGGAACGAGCGGACCGGAAAACAAACAAACAATTGATAATCCGATCCCCGTTTGTTGTCGTAAACGGGGTAACGGTCCCGGAACGATTCTGGTCGGCGATTACTTCCATGGATGCCTCAGACGGTTTTCTTGGAAGATATATCGTATTTAATTCGCCTGAATATGCGAAAACGCTTTTTCCTGAACATGGTGCGCCGCCCGTTTCGCTCATCGAGAAGCTAAAAACCATGTACGAATTCTTTCCTCAAGGTGGAAATTTGGCGTCAGTGTACTCGCCGGAAATAGAAATTGATCCGGTGGTAATAATCCCAAGTCCTGACGCCCGGGAAATGTGGGAAGAACTCGCGGAAAAGTATTCCCGGATAGCTTTCGAGAAAAAGCAATTTGCCAGTATCTACAACCGCGTCGCTGAAAATGCTATGAAATTGGCAATGATTTACGCCGCGGCAAAGGACTTCAAAAAGCCTTCTATGACGCTTGAGGCGATGAGCTGGGGGGCTTCTTTGGCGATATGGTCCGCTGAGACGGTAGTAGAACAAATACAACGGTGCGTCGCCGACGACGAATCCGAGAAACTTTCTAAGCAAATTATAGCCATAATTGAGGATGCCGGACCGGAAGGAATATCCCCTTCTATACTGGTACGCAAGAAAGGGCTCGGGAAAAGCCGGTTTGTTTGGACGGGAATATTGGATCAGATAAAGGATTCCGGGGCGATATTCTTACGGACGAAAAAACCGGAAGGGGCGGGAAAGCCCTCGACGCGGTGGGTCGCAGCGCAGTTTTATGAGGAGGATAAATAATATCTTGTTGCAATAAATTATTTTATATGGTATTATTTTCTCGGAGGCACACAATGATTTCAGATGATTATATTCTTGGCCTTGAGAAAAGGATTCGTATTTTGGAAGAAAACCAAATAAAAAAATCAAAAGTTCGATCCGGATTGAGCGTTGACGATCTCATTAAAAAGGTTTTCAAGGCAAAGGAAAACGGAATTTCCCCGTCAATAATAAACAGACAGTTGAACGGGGCCGCTTTTCAGAAAAGGATTGAAGAAACAAAAGAAGTTTCTCTGGTAACAATACACAGAGAGTCCGCCGGTCGTCCTGTTTTTCGCTATGTTCATTCGGATTATTTAAAATAATATCTTGCAAAAAAAATAATAAAATATTATTCAAGATATTCGGGCAGTTGGTTTTATTGCCCGAGTATCTTGAAAAAAGTGCTTTTTGGTAATTAAAATGGTATTATTTTGTATTATTTTACATTATTTTGAGTACGTTTCTGCAAGATATTATTGTGTGTTATGTCTATACAGTATAAAGAGATAATATACATTAAGATAATATTTTAATATTTTTATAGTATATGTTTCTATTTTAGATAGTAGTATAGGGGGGGGGTAAAAATAACAAGATATTATTTTTCTTCGTAGTGTATCCTTTTTCATACACTTTATTTTTATACCGAAAAGGAGTAAACTAAATCATGGATCAAAGAATTTGTATCAAAGCGCAATCCTGCCCATCATCTCCCTCTTGCCAGCATGGTCGCCCGCATAACAAGTGCGCTGACTGCGAGGTCCGGGATTGTTTCGTCGGAGGGCAGGTTCGGTGCAAGCCGGTAATGCTGGTTGCGAAAAATGAGCAAGGCCCTGAAGTTTTGGCCGACAATCTGGACGCGATCGCCCGCGAGATCGAGGAAAGACGATACGAGGAAAGACGATAATGCCAAAAACTAGAAATTACGCCGAATCCCGACTGCAAGCGGAAATCGTCAAAGCCTTTTCCCTCCTCGGCATATATGTTCTCATGTGCCCCAATGGAGAGATTACCGATATGTCCGCGAAGAAATATACCCGACTGGTTGCAATGGGATTCCGGCTGGGTGCCCCGGACCTGTTTCTTTTCAGCAAGAATGATAATCGATTTTTCGGAATGGAGCTCAAGCAACCTGGCGGCAAGCAATCGCCGGGGCAGATTTCTTTTCAAGATAAATGCGCTCAGAATAATTGGCCGTATGCCGTGGTAGATACGCTGGACGCGGCCATAGCAGCCGCGAAGGGATGGGGTTTATGCCGGTAGCGAAACAAAAGGCCAAGACCATGATCAATACTAAGGCAAAGCGCGAGGCGTTCGTTCGGGCGTACATCGATAACGATTTTAAAGACGCGTCAAAAGTGTATGAAAAAGTATACGGTTGCACACCGAAAGCCGCCGTTTCTGCTGCTTCTCGTCTGTTGAAAGACGTTAATATTCAAGAAATGATGGCGTCGGAACTGGCTGAGACCATGAAGATAGCGCGGATACCCCTTGAGAAGCGCGTGGTCGATACGTGGATGCGCCGGGCGTTTTACGACATTGCTGATATCGTCGATACCCAAGGCGCGTTGAAACACACAATGGACGAACTGAAAAACCTAGGCCTTTCTGTCTGCATCGACGGGATAGACATTAAGCCGGACAAAGACGGAGGGGAGCACTACGTCTATAAGCTGGCTGACCGGGACAAGGCGCTTGAGATGCTCCAAAAGTACGCGCAGATCATCAAGCCTTTTGACGCGCGGGTCTCTGGATCAGAGAATGCCGGGGCGTTCGTGGTTGAGTTTTTGAAGACGGGGGAGAAATGAGCGTCGCGTATTTATGCGGTCCAAGAGAATATGAGTTCGAAGGCGTGTCTTTTGAATTCTCACCCATGATCGGACCTTGGCCGCTCAAAAAAGACGGCGATCCAAAAGCGCGCGCGGGAAAGAAATTTTACTCGTTTTATAAACGATTTTCCGCGCTTTCTGTTGAAGAACAGGAAAAACACCGAATCGGTGGCGGATGCATAACGGTCCGGATCTAATGCCTAAAATCCAGATCAACGCCGTTTATCAACAGTTTTTCCACAAGAACGCGTTGCGCGATGATGTCCGGTATTTCGAGGTGTACGGAGGTAGGCGTAGCGCGAAGTCTTTCGACACGGTGCAAGCTATCTGCCTGACCATCATGCAAGAATCGGGGCATTTCGTGGTTGCGATCCGCAAGGTCGGCGCGACGCTCAAGGATTCCGTGTTTTCCGAGTATGCCGACTTCTTTCGGCGAAATGGGATAAAAGTCGCGATAAACAAGACGGATAAAGAAATAGGATTGCCCAACGGCTCGCGGATCCGTTGTTTCGGCCTGGATGATGCGGAGAAGCTCAAGTCCTTGAAAGGCGCGACCATTATCCATTTCGAGGAAGCCAACGAAATCAGCGAAAACGACTTTGATTCCGTGGATGCCGGACTCTCGCCGAATAATTACCCGGCGCGGATTTTCCTCACGCATAACCCCGTCCCGCAGATTCCCGGCTCGATGCACTGGTTGCAACGGCGTTTTTTACAGGTTCCGCACACCTTATCCACAGCCGTCATAGACAAAAAGACGAACGCCCTTATTCTCCGCACATGGTACAAGGACAACGCTTTTTGCCCCGAGGCGTCCCGGAAGGTGCTCGAAGGCTACAAAGAGACGAACCCGGAAAAGTACAAGCTCTGGGCGCTCGGGGAGTTCACGAAGCTGGAAGGATGCGTTTTTACGCGGTGGGACGTGGTCGCGGGGGTTCCGGAGGAGATGCTACACGACGATATCGGGGTGGGGCTCGATTTTGGCTTCTCGAATGACCCATCTGCAGCGGGGCGCGTGTGGGTGCGCGAGGGTACACGAGAAATCTGGTTTCAAGAACTGGTTTACAAGACCGACCTTTTCAACGATGCCCTGTACGCGGAGCTCAAGGAAAAGGGCGTCGGGGAATACGAGGAAGTGACGGCGGACTCTGCGCGTCCTGACATTATCGGCGACCTCTACCGGCTTGGGCTCATGGGTATCAAGGGAGTCCAGAAAAAGGCAAACTACAAGGAAGACGTTGCGACGCGATTGCAGGGGTACACGATCCATGTAATCGAGGGATCGACGAATATGGTTCGCGAGATATCGACCTACGCTTGGGCGCGGGATAAGAACGGAAACCAGATGCCGAAGCTTCAGGACGGCGACGACCATTTAATAGACTGTCTCATAATGAAAATGCACGAGCACACGGGACAGGTGAGCATATTGGACGTTATATAGCCCGCCCTTGCCCCGTCACTTGATAAAACTTGAAAACCGGAGGATACTAACACCATGTCAAACAAAAAACACGCGCGAACGCAAATAAATAATTCCCTGACCGATCTTTCCGGCCTCTTGGGGGCGGCGGTTACCGGGGGCTCGGCACTCTCGGGATATAGTACCATCGGGTTTTCCAATAATTATTCTCTCGTTTCCCTCAACCGCATAATCCTGACGTACTTCTACGCAGGGAACGGGCTCTTTCAGACCGCCGTGCAACTTCCGATCCAGGACGCCTTGGCGAAGGGTATCAAGATAGAATCCGGAGAGCTCGAGCCCGAGGAAATCGACCAGATACTTGACTGGTTTGAATCGCACGGCGTCTGGGCAGCGCTTGAGAACTTCTGGACGTGGGTTCGGGTGTACGGCGGCGGGGCGCTCATTATCAATACCGATCAAGACCCTGCGGAGCCGATCAACTATAAGCGGCTGAAAAACTCGCCGATAGAGTTTTACGACGTGGACCGCTGGCAATTGTCCGTCTCGGGCACGGAAATGAATTCCATCATGGAATACGACGACATGACCAACTCGGACGAGTTTTATCTCAACGGGCAGAAAATCGACCGGAGCCGGTGCATCATCGGGCAGGGCAAGCGTGCGCCGTCGTATATCCGCCGTATCCTGCGCGGCTGGGGAATGAGTGAATTGGAAAGGATGATCCGGGATATTCAGCTCTATTTGAAGACCGGAGACGTTCTTTTTGAGATCCTCGACGAGTCGAAGCTCGATATTTACCACATCGAGGGATTCGCCCAAAAGCTCCTGACGGCCGGGGGAACGCAGTCAATAGCGAACCGCGTCAAGGAAGCGAACAAGATCAAGAACTACACGAACGGACTTATCCTGGACAAGAACGAGGAATTCGAGCAGAAACAACTTTCTTTCGGGGGTCTTGCGGAAGTTATGCGCGAGAACCGGATCGGCGTCGCGTCGGCCTTGCGTATGCCGATGACCAAACTCTTTGGGATTTCCGCATCGGGATTCTCGACGGGGGAGTCGGACACGGACAACTATAACGAAATGGTCTCGTCAGAAATTCAGGCGAAAATGCGCCCGGCGATCCGACAGTGTATTGAATTGGCGTGCGCGAACTTATGGGGGTATGTGCCCTCTTTCCGGTTTACGTTCCCCCCGCTCAAAGTTACGCCGGCGCTCGATCAAGAGCAAATAAAAGCGAGTATGACAACGCGGCTGCTGGCGCTTGTTTCTGCCGGACTCGTTTCGGGTAAGAAGGTTGGCGACGAATTGGCCGCGGCTGATGCGATCTCGGCGGAATTGGCCGCGGCGTTCGTGGATAATCCTCTTCCTGCCCAACCCGGACAAGAGGGAGCCCCGGATGGTGGGGGAATTGAAGTGTATCGGGCGGAGAAAGAGGCGAAAAAGAATATGAGTTTGCTCGGGTGGATGAAACAAAAAGATGTTAAGGGTTAAAGATTCCTATTTTTCCGACACCGACGACCATCTCCGGCGCGTGTTCTACGAAACGTACTTCGCGCCGCTCTTGGCCGCGATACCGAAGCCGCCGAGACTGAACGCCTCCTCCAACTCCCTCTTGTCTGCCCTGTCTTCCGGGCGCGTCATTTACAAAGACGGCGTTTTCTCGGGGTCGTTCAATGCCTCAATATCGATGTCCTTGGCCCAGTTCGCGAAGTTTGACCGCCATACAAAAAAATGGTACGGACGGCCCCCGTCGAACGTGTTGGCCTCGGCGATTATGGCGAACGACAAGCGGGCGGAGCTGATACGGCAGATCAATCAAGCCATCGACGAACTCGCTAAAAAAGCCGACGAAACCGTCAAAACGCTCTCATTTTCGATGGATTTGCCGCTTTTCTCGATGAATCAGGACGTTCTTGAGACGCTTCCCCTCGGGATCCGTCCCACGCTCGATAGCCGGACGGCCGAGAAATTGCGGAAGGATTACACCGAATCGCAGCGGCTGAACGTCAAAAACTGGACGCCCGAGCAGGTTGTCAGGCTTCGCGAGATGGTCGAACGGTATCAGACCTCGGAAAGCAATGAATCCTTAACCGACATGATAATGCGGGAATGGGACGTGTCCGCGAATAAGGCCAATTTTTTGGCGAGGCAAGAAACGTCGCTGTTTTTCTCGAAATTCTCGATGAACCGCGCGAGCTCGGCGGGGGTGCGGAAATACCGCTGGTCAACGTCGCACGATGGAAGGGTTCGCGAGAGGCACAAGGAACTCAACGGGACCATTCACTCGGTGGACGATCCGCCCGTCGTCGATCTCAAGACGGGACGGCGTGCGCACCCGGGCTGTGATTTTGGCTGTCGTTGTAGCGCAATATGGGTATTAGAGTGACCCCGCGTCGTGTGACGTTGACAAATCCCAATAAACAACGGATTATATACTAATGGCAGAGCCGAAATCTTATAAAACCAGATTTATCGAACCCGGAATTATGTCGTATGAAGACAAAGAGCAGGGTGTGGTCCTCGTTTCAAAAGAAACACTGGATCGCATGGCCGCGAGTTTTCGGAATAAGCCGGTTATTTTCATCCCTGAAATGCACGACAATTCAGACGAAAAGACCGCGTTCAATTTCGATGACCTTTCCGCCAATCCCGCATCAGGAATCATAACAGGCATACCATACTGGGGCGATGATGGCTGGCAATGGGTCGAAATGTCCGTATGGGACGAAGCGGCTCAAGAGGCGCTTGATTCTGGCTATTCCGTATCGTGCGCGTATGACGCGGACGAAGACACAATTGGCGGAATCTGGCACGAAATACCGTACACGTCCGAGGTGACGGACGGAAAGTATATGCACATGGCAATAGTCCCGAAGCCCCGCTATGAGGGGTCCCGGGTACTGGCAAATAGTAAGGGGGATGCATTGAACAATATCTTCAGAAAGAAAGAAAAAAACGCTGCCCCTCCGGAACCGGAAAAGAAAGCCGTTCCCCTTGCGGGAAAGGAAACTCCGGCCGAGGAAAAAGCGGAACTCATGAACGACGACACCATGGTTGACGTGAACGGAACTCCCGTTCCCCTCCACGAGCTTGTCTCGAACTATGAGGAAAAGAATGGCGCGGGTGCTCAGGCTCCGCTTGCCGACGAGGACGAAGTCGCACTTTCCGACGGAACGAAAGTAACGCTTGCCGACCTGAAAGCCGCGTATACCGGCGGCGGCGGAGAAGAGCCCGAAGCACCGAAGCTGAACGCCGAAGCACCGACCGATACCGTCGCGGCTCCCGTTACCGATGAGACCAAGCAGCGCGCGAATTCGGCGGCTCCGCGCAAAGTCAACGTTGCGCTTAAAAACGCGGCGTCCGAATCCGGCTATGTCGCGGACAAGATCGAGACCGGCGCGTCCCGTCTCGAGCGCGGTAAAACCCGCTATTCTCTCCCGTGCGCGGGCAACAAAGGAGGTAAGTAACCTATGGCTACTACCAATATGAACGTTTTCCAGCCTGGAGTTGCGGTCGGTGATCTTGACCTCAATTACTTCGGCGGCGAAAACGTCGTGACCGTGAAGGTCGATCCGACCGACACGACCAACAAGTTCTACGCCGGACAGGGCGTTATCCTCAAGGACTGCGGCGCCGATGACGTCGCGGGCGCTCCAATCGCCGGAGTGCGTTCGGGCGATACTATCGCCATTTTCGGCGTCCGCAAGCGGTCCCTCAAACAGGCCTACAACGAGGGCGGGCAGGAAATGGAAGTCGCCATTCGTGGCGCGGTAATGTGGTTCAAGGCTTCGGTGGCTCTTGCTCGCGGTGTGGCGGTAACGCTCGACACGGCGACTCCGGGCAACGTCAAGGCGCAGACCACCAAGGCTTTTCTGGGGTATACCCTCGATAAAGTCGCCCAGAATGGCATGGTCCGGGTTATGCTCGGATGCGACGCCCTTACGGCGGGGAGCTGATCGACATGATTAACAAACGAGCATTTTTCAACGCCGCGGGCGACTTCGATACCTCCGGCGCCGGGTTCCAGTATGCCATCAATACGATGTCGCAGATCCGCGCGGAGATCATCAAGCAGATTTTCTTCGAGATTTCCATCGCGGACTATTTGCCCGTCGATGTCGGCTTCGCGGCATGGAAAAGCGAAATCGTCCAGAATCTCGAATTCCTTTCCGTGGGTCGCTTCGCTGACGGTATCGTCAATCAGGGCAATTCCCGCCGACCGAAGGTCGACGCGGGTATTTCTCAGATCCGTATGCCGATCAAGACGTGGGCGGTCAAGACGACTTGGACTATCGCGGAAATTGCCGAAGCGGCAAGCGCGGGAAACTGGGACGTCGTGGAATCGAAACTCCGCGCGCTCAAGAAAGACTGGGACCTTGGTATTCAGGAAACGGCCTTCAACGGCCTGACCGGAGACGACGAGATCACGGGACTTTTGACGAACGCGAACGTCAACATCAACACCACGCTGATCACCGAGGACATTTCGGGCACGAGTGACGCGGAATTCCAGGCGCTTGTTAAAGGGCTCCTGACCGCGTACTACGCGAACTCGAACAGCACGAGATTGCCGACCAAGCTGATTATGCCGACCGCCGACTACCTCGGCATGGCGACGGCCGCTTCTGCGACGTTCCCGAATATCTCGAAAATCGAGTATCTCGAGAACAGCCTCAAGAAGATGACCGCGAACGACGGATTCAAAATCCTCCCGCTGACATACGCGCAGAACGACAAGAACCCCGCCGCGAAGGATCGCTACGTCCTGTACCGCGACGACCCGGAGACCCTGAAGCTGACGATCCCTGTCGACCTGACGATGAATCAGGCCTACACGCTCAACGGCTTCGACTTCGAGCAGTTTGCCTATGGCCAGTTCTCGGGCGTCCTCATCGGACGACCCCGCGAGGTGCTGTACTTCGACAAGACCGCGACGACCTGATAGGCGCGTAGTTAGATAAAGCCCCTTGCCAAAACAGGCAGGGGGCTTTTTTATTGCTAAAAGATTTCATCAAATGTATACGAATATTTTATGTCGTATTGAACCGTATGCCCTGATTGAGGCTCGTATTGCGTCCCGTCGGGGAGAATAACGATGAAATGATCATAGATTCCGCCCTCTTTTATGGTCCTTTCGGTGTTTAGCACGCCAGCGAGGATGAATTTCATGCCAAGTCGTACATATGCGATATTCATGAACACGAAGCAGAATTCTTCACAGTCGCCATATCCGCGGGCAAGCGCAACGGCGGGAGAATCCCATTCGTTGATGTCGTCTGATTTATAAACAAGATTTTTTTTAATCCATGGCGTTATGTCTTCGATCCGGTTAATGCTTGACCAATTCCCGGAACAAAGATGTATTTTTTCGGCGAGTTTGTAGTTCATCTCGTCATTGGCGACAGAAAAAGGATCAAGCGCGGTCCCGCAAGAGACAAAGAAGAAGGCTAACAAAAGCATCAAAAATTGTTTCATCGTTGACGCTCCTTTATGTGCCCGGTCCGTTTCGTGTTTCCGCTTGCGATTACAACGCATACGCACAAGAACACGATTACAATAAGAAAGAGCGACATTACGACGAAAAAAACGGGTGACATAGGACTCCTTCGCCGCCCTGTAATGGGGCGGCTTTTTTTATATTCCATCTCCGTCGTAATCGGTTTCGCCGATATCGTCTGAAGATGGATAATCGGGTTGAACCGGTGTATCAAAATCAAAAAACTCGCCGCAAGAAAGGCATTCTGAGGCATCGCCACTATTACCATGCCTATCGTCGGCATAAACATTTCTAACCCAGTCAGAACCACAATAAGGGCAAAACATCATCTCTCCTTCTCCCGGATGCGCTCCGGGCGGGCGGCATGGTTTTATTCTTCCGTTGCTTTTTTTACCGCCGAAACCCTTTCGAGTTCCTTTTTCGATTCTTCTTCTCCCCATCCTTGCTTTTTCAGCATGTCAAGGAAAAAGCGTCCGGCAA